GTTGTGGAAAGAAGAGAATGGCGGAAACTTAAAACCACCTACAGATGCTGCTGCTGAAATGAGAGGTGCAGGGATCACTCCAGGAGGAATTGCTGGAGATATGGGAGCCCAAGATGCAGAAGCACCTGAAGACATGGCCGCAGCCGCAGAAGGCAGTGTAGACGCCAATATGGGCGCAGAAGCCGCACCAGCACAACCACCAGCTCAAGTATAAATACATTATGCTTCTACGTGAATTCATTTATTTTAACGATACTAATAACGACTTTGCCGTTGATCGTCGCTACGACAACAGCAAGGATTCCTCTGTGATTAAAAAGGGTGATACACGAAAGATTCGTCTAACACTTCGACAAATCAATCAACTAAGATTGCAGTCAGAAGCACACGAAGCAGAACATACGTCTGAGCTGGAATTTATACAACAAATGTATGCAAAACCAGCAGAACCAGCACCTGTCGCATAACCCCGCCTTTGTATTAGGAAATGGAACTAGCAGACTTGCTATGGATCCTAAACTTCTCTTGACCTTAGGTACTGTATACGGGTGCAATGCACAATATCGAGAATACGATCCTCATTATCTTATTGCAGTAGATGTAAAGATGGTCAATGAAATCATTGCATCTGGATATCACAAAACTCATCAGGTATGGACTAATCCAAACAAAGGTATCACTACCAAGACAAATATCAACTTGTTTAGTCCACATAAAGGATGGTCAAGTGGCCCAACAGCACTATGGTTTGCAGCAAGCCAGGGGCATAAAGAAGTCTTTATTTTTGGTTTTGACTATCAAGGCAACGGCGGACTGTTTAATAACGTATATGCCGACACGTTTAACTATAAGAAAAGCAGTGATTCTGCAACATACTTTGGCAATTGGTTGAGCCAAACGGAAAAGGTAATTCGAGAATTTAAACACACAAAATTCGTTAGAGTTATTCGATCTGGAGATTTTGTTCCGGACAAGTTAGGTCCTACATTATCTAATCTATCTCATATAACCTATGAGGAATTCTTTAATAGATTCCCACAGGCTATATATTCTGATCAAATCAATCAAAAAACTACCATTTAACACCGGTTTGTAATCGAAGTGTTAAATAACTTACAGCCTTGACAATTAAGGAGAATTAATATGGCAGATAAAAATTTACTAAGCCAGATGCTAGAAAGTCTGGTAAATGACGAACAAGCTAAAGCAGAAGAACTATTCCATGAATATGTTGTTGCTAAGTCACGTGAAATCTACGAAACTCTAATCGAATCCGAAATGGAAGAAGATGATGAAGAAGAAGTAGAAGAAGGTGCAGAAGAAGACGAAGAAGAAAAAGTTGAAGAAGCTTTCGGTGACGAAGGTGACGATGCAGGTTTCGGCGGTGACGCAACAGACGACCTAGAAGGCGACCTAGAAGGTGGCGATGAAATGGGTGGTGATGAGTTCGGCGGTGAAGCAGAATCTGAAGAAGAAATTATGCAAGACCTAGGTGACATCATTGATGAGTTGCAAGCTAAGTTTGACGCACTAACAGGTAGCGAAGAAGAACAAGGCGAATTCGGTGACGAAGGCGACGAAGAAATGGGCGACGACGAGTTTGGTGCAGAAGAAGAACCAGAAGAAGGTTTCGACTTAGCAACTGTACGTGAATACGTAGAGAAAGTACCAGCAGGTCATGGTGCAGAAAAGAAAGGTGCAGCAGAGAAGGGTGCAGAAAACAACGGCATGAAGTTCCAAAAGAACGACATGGGTGGTTCAAGTGCTAACATTCTAAGTGGTCGCAATGGTGCTGACAGCGGTACTATTGGTGCAGGCGGTACTGTAAAAGGTAACGGTCTACTAAAAGGTAAGCCACAATTGCAAGATGGCGGTAACGTGAACGTACCAGGCGGTAACGTTGGCAAGACTTCTTTCAAGAAGACAGAGCCAGGTCACGGTGCTGAGAAGAAAGGTGCAGCTGAAGGTTCAACAGAAGCACAAAGCCTTTTCCGTGGTCGTAGATAATAGGACAACGACAAGGTGAAAAAAACTAACCTATCAGAACATTTGAGTTACGATCAGGCTAAGATTGTCTTGGAGAGCGAGGAAGACGGTAGAGGCGGTAAGTCTCTACACTTAAACGGTATTTGTATTCAGGGTGATATCCGAAATGCAAATCAACGTGTTTATTCTTCGCAGGAAATTGGCAGGGCTGTCAAAACGCTCAACGAACAAATCGCTGGCGGATACTCCGTTCTTGGTGAGGTTGATCACCCGCAGGATTTACGCATCAACTTAGATCGTGTTTCACACATGATCACAAAGATGTGGATGGACGGTCCTAACGGCTACGGAAAACTAAAACTAATACCTACTCCAATGGGTCAGCTAGTGCAGACTATGCTGGAGTCAGGTGTTAAGTTGGGTGTATCCAGCAGAGGTTCAGGCGAAGTTGACGGTAGTGGTAACGTTCAAGGATTTGAAATTATCACTGTTGACGTCGTAGCGCAACCAAGCGCCCCGGGAGCTTACCCGACACCAGTTTATGAACACCTTATGAATAATAATGGTGGCTATCAGGCATTTAGAGTGGCACAAGAAGTTAAAGGCGACCCAAAGGCACAGAAATATATAGCAGAGAGCTTGATGAAAATCATCAAGGGGCTCAAATAATAAGGAGAATCACATGCTAGATTTCGTTAAACAATTGTTTGAAAACAATGTGATTTCCGAGGAAATCAAATCGGAGATTGAAATTGCTTGGGATAAGCAAATTCAGGAATCTCGTGACAAAGTCACAGCGACTCTACGTGAAGAGTTTGCTCAAAAATACGAACACGATAAGTCGGCAATGGTAGAGGCTGTAGAGTCTATGCTAGCTGACAAGCTACAAGCAGAACTAAGCGAACTTGCAGAAGATCGCCAAGGACTAATTGAAGCCCGTGCAAAGTATGCTAAGAAAATGAAAGCCGATGCTTCTACTATGGAATCATTTGTTTTTGCTAACTTACGCAAAGAGCTATCTGAACTACACGCAGACCGCAAGCAAGTAGCAGAAAATGTTGCTAAATTAGAATCTTTTATTGTGGACGCACTAGCGACAGAAATCGCAGAGTTCCACGCTGACAAGAAGGACCTAGCTGAAACTAAAGTTAAATTAGTTCGCGAAAGCAAGGCTAAGTACGAAGCTGTTAAGAAAGAATTTATTAGTAAGTCAGCGAAAGTTATTGAAGAAACAGTATCGAAAGGTCTACGTTCTGAAATGACTCAACTAAAAGAAGACATTGAATCTGCTCGTAGAAATGACTTTGGACGCAGAATTTTTGAAAGCTTCCAAAGCGAATTTGCAGCTAGCTATCTAAATGAGAAATCAGAGACAGCTAAACTTCAAAAGGCCGTTGCTGCAAAGCAAGTGGAATTAGAAGAAGCAGCAAAGATTGTTGCAGACGCACAAAAACTAGTAGAAAGCACTCAAGCACAATTACGTGTGGCACGTGACATGAACCAACGCAAAGAAGTTATGAGCGAATTGTTAGGTCCATTGACAGGTGACAAGCGTACAGTGATGGGCGAGTTACTAGAATCAGTTCAAACTGAAAAGCTACGTGTAGCATTCGACAAGTATATGCCAGCAGTAATGAATGGCGGTACCCCAGCGAAGAAGACACTAGTAGAATCAAAAGAAATTACAGGCAATAAACAGGCACAACAAATCAGTGGTAACGAAGAAAAAACCGCTGAAATATTTGACATCCGCAGGCTTGCGGGACTAAAAGTTTAAGGAGAACTATAATGTCACAACTACTCGAGTCACGCTGGTCGGAGACCAAAGACGCTTTACTAGAAGGTCTACAAGGTAACAAGCGTTCAGTAATGGCAACAACTCTCGAAAATACCCGCAAGTATTTGTCTGAGTCTGCTACTGCTGGAGCTACATCCGCCGGCAACGTTGCAACACTTAATCGTGTTATTCTACCCGTCATTAGACGTGTAATGCCAACCGTTATTGCTAACGAGTTGGTAGGTGTCCAGCCTATGACTGGCCCAGTTGGTCAGATCCATACTCTACGTGTTCGCTATGCAGATAGCTTTGATAGCACTAGCGGTACTGACATCACAGCAGGTGAAGAGGCTCTAAGCCCATTCAAGATCGCAGAAGGATATTCTGGTGCAGCAAACGACAAGGCAGCTTCTACAGCAGCTCTTGAAGGTGTTGCAGGTAAGAGAATGTCTATTCAGATCTTGAAGCAAACAGTTGAAGCTAAGACACGTAAGTTGTCAGCTCGCTGGACATTCGAAGCTGCACAAGATGCACAAGCCCAACAAGGTATTGACATCGAAGCAGAAATCATGGCTGCTCTTGCACAAGAGATCACAGCTGAAATTGATCAGGAAGTTATTGCTTCTCTAAGAACTCTATCTGGTACAGTATTAACTTACGACCAGGCAGCAGTTTCTGGTACTGCAACATTTGTTGGTGACGAACATGCTGCTTTAGCAGTTATGATCAATCGCGCTAGCAACTTGATCGCTCAGCGTACACGTCGTGGCGCTGGTAACTGGGCTGTTGTATCTCCAACAGTTCTAACATTGCTACAAAGTGCTACAACTTCTGCGTTCGCAAGAACAACAGAAGGTACATTCGAAGCTCCAACAAACACTAAGTTCGTTGGTACATTGAACAGCGCATTGAAAGTATATGTTAACGGTTACGCAACAACTGATGACGTTCTAATCGGTTACAAAGGTTCTAGCGAATCTGATGCAGCGGCATTCTATTGCCCTTACATCCCGCTAATGTCTTCTGGTGTTGTTCTAGACCCAGCAACATTCGAACCAGTCGTATCATTCATGACACGTTATGGTTATGTTGAGTTGACAAACACAGCTAGCTCATTGGGCAACGCTGCTGACTACTTGGCAACTGTTGGTGTAACATCCGCAAACCTACGTTTCGCTTAATCGCAAAACAGCAAGTTCAAAAAAGCCCTTCGGGGCTTTTTTGTTGACTTAAATATCTAGTGCAAATTGAATCAGAGAAAGACTTTACATTACTTCGCCAACATATTGCAGGATGGCGTAAACGTTTCCCGATGTTTATTCATGATGTACATCAGATAGAACATATTATAGAAAATCATATTCAAAACCATAGTATTATTATGGTGCAGCACAGGCAAACACACAGCAGAGCCTGTTTAGAAAAAGCCCAATTAGAAATAGATGCAATCAATCGTGTGATAGCTACAGTTGAAAAGATTGAGCTGATGTCATTGCTCTCACGCTGATAAATAAAGTATCTAGTTAGACTTATGGGGTAACCATCCCCGTAGACCTAGAACGTCAAATTTAAGGAGAAACAAAATGGGACGTCCATTAAGAAAAGATGTGGTGGGTACAGATGTTATCGGTACTCCATCAAGTGCTACTGGTATTCAAATTGAATCGTTCTTCGGTGGTGATGCATACACTGAAGCAACATATAACAACTCAACAAATTATTCCTACATTGTTAAACAACGTGGCGCAAAAACTTTTGTAGTTGCAAATCAAGCAGGAACAAAAGCTACTTGCGTATTACAGTCAGCTATTCCTACAGCTAACGGCCAAATGCGTATTTTAGGTTATGTTGGCGGCAACGGACAAACAGAAATTGCTATTGCTAAACTTACAAAGCGTGTTGCTACAGACTTTAACGGCAAGCGTTATACTTGGATTTTAGTCAACGATTCAACAAGCGATTATATTCAGCTTACAGCGACTTAATAGGGTTTAAGCATGGGACAAGTTATACAAGTCAACGGTGACTACAACATTAGGACTAAAGAGAGTGGTACAATCACTCTCGATACCGGTCCCGGTGTAGGTCAAGTTAGAGTAACTGGGGATCTAGTAGTCGAAGGCGACACGTTAACTATCTCTGCTGAAAATCTTAATATTCAGGATAACATTATTACCCTGAATAATAATGAGGTTGGCCCAGGTGTTACACTTGAATATTCTGGTATACAGATAGACAGGGGTGATACTTCGGCTGCTACACCGCAGGGAGATGCTTCGTTTTTATACGACGAGTCAACTGATGCATGGTTACTAGCACACGGAACCTCACCTGGTCCGTTTAATTACTCCTACAGTAAATTAAGATTAAAAGAGATTTTAACAAATGAAGATACTGATAGCGGAGATTTAACACTAATTGGATCGGGAACAGGAGTTGTAAAAGTATTTGGTACAACTACCTACGAAGAACAAGTTACACACGACGACGATATTCCAAATAAGAAATATGTCGACGATGCAATTCAAAACAACCCAACTTTCCAGGTTGTTAGTAATGATTCCAGAGTTATCGTGTCGGATAAAGACACTGCTGGATCATTAGCTTATTTTACAACTCAAACAGGATACAGTACGTTCGGTGAAACTGCTGTGTCTATTGTTGTAGACGGGCAACTCAATACACAGTTTTATTCTAATAGAGCAATAATTCAAGATATTGAAATTGTAGATAATGAAATTACTAATAATACTACGAACGGTAATATTAGTTTAAGAACACAAGGCACTGGTAAAGTTCAAACTAACTATGCCTTACAAGTTGACAATATTGGAGTTACTCCGGCATCTGTGTCAGGGTCGGTACTGGTGTACAGTCAAACTCCAAGTATTGGAACTACTGGTTTGTTTTTTGTTAACTCTGATCGCAGCGGCGAACTAATTAATAAGAACAAAGC